TGCCATTCATTCACCTTTTTAAAGTCATAGACTTTTATTATATAATCAGAACTAAAGGAATCCTTTCCTCTAGTTCCTAGAGATAGAGATTTATTTAATACCATCAAGAAGTTTAAACAACTGACCAACTACGATAGGAGCAAACAATTTACCAACTACTTCCTTTACCATTGCTGCTTCTTCCGCAGAGAATTCAACTTCATCCTCCTTATAAACTCTCATGGCCAGATCATACTTTTTAACCTTCTCCAATCCGGTGTCTTTCTCAGCAGGAGACATCAAAGCATTAACGATTGCTTGACGAACTGTTGCATCTACTGCTTCGCCTTTCACCACGTCCTTGATCGGAGTACCATCAAATTGTTTCAACGTTTCAGTAACATTAATAAGCATCTCTATCTCTCCTAAATTATTCAACTTGTTCTTTAAACTTACTAACTTCTTGCAATTCCAAAATATACTGATGTGTAGGGGTTGATCCATTAGTCAACAAAGCAGTAACAGATTTCAATTTAACAAGGCACTCAAGTTCATATACCTTATCAACATCATCAATCTGCACATTCAAATCATCAACCTTTGGAGAATCCGCATCGAGTATCACGATTTTGGAATCCCAATTATCAAACAACCAACCCATTAGTTAGACGCTTCAGTAGGATCACTGTAAGCAACCAAGTATACATCATTACCACCATAGTTACACTTGATCTTATACGTGGTCCCAGCCGTGCCAGAGGTGATAACCTTACTCGCACCAGTGCCAAGATTGCTAATAAAGTTGGCCGTCAAACCATCACAGCTTTCCCAATCAAACAGATGATTAATGCCATAGTTACCATAAATGGTAATAGCACTATCAACCTGCGTCTGATTCGCACCGTTGTTAGCAATCAGGATACCAGTATAGTTACCAGTAGTCGGGTTCACACCCAGATTACAGTCAATACCGATAGCCGCAATATGGCCAACTTCAGTAGCGGTAGGAGTACCAGTCAACTGAGCATAGACAGAATAGAAGTGTGCCCCACCTGAATTCAGCGTACCAGCAAGATTCAACTGAGCAAGAATATTTCTGTTATAACCAGCCTGATCGTAAGTACCACTCAGGTTAAGATAAGACAGAACATTATACTCATGAAGAGCAGCGGACGCATTACCATCACTAGTGTGATGAATATAAAGCGGAACAAACGATCCAGCAGTCTGAGACTCAGTGATATAGATGTTATTCTGAATATGAGTACTCGTAGCATCATTATCATCAAAGTCCATCGCAGCAGAAGTACCAACCTGATAGATAAACATATCAGGACTGACCTTAGCCAGGACCAGACCATTTGTGCTAGAGCGATCTACGGTTTCCTCAGCCAAAGCAACAGGACGACCAGTAGCACAGAACTCTCGCTGGTCACTCTTAAGGCAAAGAACCGTCACACCAACGGTGCTAGAGACTTCAGAACGAACAGGCATAATCGCTCCGTTCGGAACATAAATCTCAATCCATTTGTAGGACGTTCCATCAACACTAGACCCACACCAACTTCCAGCAGCAACCACACCAGCAAACCACTGAAGATTGTCGCTGTAGGGCTTCTCAACAAGAAGAAACTTACCTTCATTCTGATAACCTTCAGCCGTTGTAGTCGGAGAAGTCTGACATTCAGGATGCCCACCAGTACCCTTATCATAACCAAGAATGTTAGTAGTCGTGTCATACAGATAGCAAACCGGCTGACCTTCATAGATAGTCTCAGCAGTTGATTCTCTGTTATACCATTTCACCCGCTTACGGATTAGGTTGGTATTAGTACCAAATTGTGCTTGTGCGTGACTCATTATTTATTCCTTTAGTAAAAAGTTTCGTTCGGGGGAGCAGTTCTTTTTTTCCACTCCCCTGATTTTAGAGACTTAGGGACTCCTCCCCGTTCTCTACGATTTAAACAGATTATTGCTCTGAAATCAAGAAGCCAGCATGACGCGGATTGACACAGAACACAGCATACAGCAAGTGACCGTAGACAGTCATAAGATTCGGCTGACCAGCAGCGGCACGATTGACAGGCTGCGAAATACGCCAGTTGTTGTCAGGCTGAACAACAGGATACAGCATATTATGGTTGATACCAAAGATAGGATCAGTGCCATAACGATTAGTGTCAGCATCATCAAGAATCGGCACATACATGAACGGAATGTTCTTGAAGTGCGGAACGCCATAATGTTGACTAATGAACCGACCCATCTGATCGTCACTCTTAGCAAGCAGCTGATTGATAGTACCAATAACATTGTCATTGGAGTACATCGCAAATCGCGGCTTGTAACCAGGAGTATTTAGATCAAGAGGCTTCGGAACAGACGGACCACGGAATGCCAGCTTACGAGAAGCACGATCAAGAATGACAAACAAACTATCATCCAAGTTACCATTATGATCCGCATAGTACGACGCAAACCGACTGTTAACAGTAGAACTACAAGTCAACCCACCAACGTAGTAACTATCACCGTCACCATACGTAGCACTATAACCAGTCCAACCACCAGTGGAATCATCAGTACCAAGACGCAACCAAGCACTAACACCATGAGGACTAAGCTCATCATCGCTATTGGCAGGAGTAATGAACACTTTCTCCATTACTTCATCAACCCATTCACGACACATGTTATCATACTTAGCTTCCATCTCATCAAAAATCTGTGTATCGCCACCATTCAAATCCTGCTCAATCATATTCCACGAAGTATTCGTATCCGAATAAACCCACGGAATCTCGTATCGCTTATGAATGTTAACGATATTGTGAGTCGAATCTTCCCAGATCGACGCATGACGGGCATTGCCCTCATCACCAAGCTGAATACGACCCTCAAGACGTTTCCCGCCTTGCTGCTTCATAGAACTGGCCCACCACTCATTATGAAAATCATAATTCGCATACTGGAAAGTGTAAGCCGGTTTCTTCTCGACAACCTTTTCCCAAGTGGCAAGGTTGAAATCAACCATCTGATCGAAAGTAATATTTGCACTCATTTTTTAACTCCATTAAATGCTGAGCCTTAAGCAATCCCAGCCTTCCTCTTCGCTTCTGCTATAGCAGCGAGTTTCATCTCATGCTCTGAAGCAAAAACTTGAGTAGTCTCCTTAGATGTTCGCTTAGGACTCAAGCGTTTTTCATTTTTCTTTAAGTTCTTGACAACTTTCTTTTGAACTTCCTGTTCTCCATACTTTCCTTTATACCAACTAACCGCTTCGTCCATTGCATCCTTCCACGACAATCCCAATTTATCTTGGTAGGAAACAGCCTTGTCATAAACTGTAGCACGGGCCTTATATGTCTGACCCATAGGAACAAGCTCACCCGCCTTTGGATGGTCTTCAGGATACACCATCAGTTCTTTGGTTTGACCAAAAACTGGAAAGTCTTTAGAGATAGCATCGAAAAGCTCGTCTGCATAACATTGGTTATCATAAGCTTCTCTGTATGCCTTTTCAGCCTCCTGTTGGACTAGACGAGACTTTACATCCTCTAGTGGCACAAGGCTCTCTTTTAATTTCTCTTCATAGGCTTTCTGGATTTGTTCGATAAACGGTTTAAGTTCTTCTTTTATTTCTTCAGTCAGAACTAACTCTTTGGGTTCTTCTTTAGCGACAGTCTTATTAGTTTCTTCTTCCGCTTCTTCCTCTTCTTCATCATCAAATTCAAGAAGCAACTCTGTTAGTTCTTTCAATTCTTCAGGAGAATAATCTTCTGCCAATTGATTGATTTGGTCTGTGGTAAAACCAGCTTGCTCTGCAACTTCCAAAAACTCAGTAGAAATGGCTGGCTTCTCTTCTTCAACAACAGGCTTGCCTCTACCAAGAATCTTCTCTCTCAATCCATCAAGAAAACTCTTCTTCTCTTCGACATCCTGTTGTTCTTGTTCAAGTCGTTGTTCCGCTTGCTGTTCTAAATTTAGTTCTTCATTTGTTTCATTAGACTCAAGTTCTTGAGTACCATCAGTATTTACGATTTCTTCTGTAGGCGAAACAATTTCTGTTGTCTCAATAACTTCACCATTCATTATTTCTCACCCTTACATTCACGACAAATTGTATTGTTTGCAGCCATCGGAATAAACTCTGCACCACACTTCTTACACTTCCTTGGTTCAAAGATTTTCTCATTCTTATCTTGAATCTCTTCATCCTTAAGCTCTTGCAATACTTGCTTAATCAATGCCTTAAGCTCATCAATTTTCTGCTTCTCAGATTTGATATACTCAACTTCTTCTTCTGAACCAGCCAATCGACCATCCTTGACACAAGTCTTACATCGGCCATCTTCAGTCAATGCGGTCTTCAAAAACATCGATTCACAGGCTTTACACTTAGCTTCTTCAAACATCTCTAGCTCCTAATTATTAATATTCTTCCATTCCAGCTTCTTTCATACGCTGAAGCTTCTCATGTCTATTTGCTATACGCATTTGTCCACGTTCATTAAACTCTGCACCTGGATGTCTCTTTCTAGCATCTGCAACTTCGGATGGACAATCCATATTAATTCCCATTGACCAAGACCATCGAACATTTTCTTTCATAAGAGCATCAACTTTTGATCCTTTGATCTCTTCAGCAAATGATCTCTTTGCAGGACTAAGACATTCAGGACATTTCTCTGTCTTGTTTCTATTCTTAATGCTATGATAAGCATCAAATACATAGTTGCATTTATCGCATTTATAGCTATACTTAGGCATATATTACGTTCCTAGCACCCAATATTCAATTGTTGATTGCTCAGCAGTATCATTGTTTTTAATATACACAGTACCAGCTGGTTTAACTACAGCAAACTCTCCCTCTTGAACTGTTACATCAGCTGAGAACGAAGAACTATAATTACAATCTAAATCTACATCATTGGTAATACACTTCACGATTAGTAACTCAACTGTTGATACTCCACCAAGTTCAAGAGCCTCAGCGGTATCGGCTACCGCCTGTTGAATATAACCATGCTGCTTAGCAGAAACAGTCGTAGTAGTACTCATAGTCAAAGGAACAACCTCTTGCTCTCCAAGACCAGTTAGTTCAAGAAACAAATTAACTGTATTCTCAACTGCCATGTTTTAATTCCTTAATGTCTTTAATAACACTCCAGGGGATAATCGTATAATCAGAAGCACCATCATCTGTGATTGAATGTGCTACCTTTAATTCTTTCTTTTTATTTTGAAGGAAAAACCCAACTGTTTGAATCATCACTGTCTTAGCTTTATCAATTTCCTCTTTACTATGCCAATCAGCATCCGATACAATATCTGACCAAGTCACTTGTAGTGGGGTGTATTTAATGATTCTTTTAGGCCTCATTATCGTTCCCCTTTTGGTTTCCAACCCATCTTACGAAGACTTCCATAAACATAAGCATTCTTACGCTTACCTGAAAGCCCTTTCTTAGCAGCTTCTTTCTTAAGTTTTCTTTCTAATGCTTTAGGCATTATGCACCTCCAGCCAAAGCCTGAACAAGTCTGCCCACTGTCGTACAACAGGAGTTGGACTAATATAACTCAAACACTCTTCTCCACCAATGCCACCAACTAGAACACCGACAATCTCACCTTCCATGTCAATGACAGGACCGCCACTGTTACCAGGATAAGAAGCAGCGTCAGCTTGAAGCATCAAGAACTGACCAAAGAATCCTTCACAGTCACGACCAAGATTCGACAAGATACCTTTAGAGATAGTCCAGTTATTCATCCAACCAAGAGGATGTCCCATTATATAAACAGGCTCAGTCAGATATACAGGATCATTATCCCAAGCCAAAGTTTCAACAGTCATACCTTCTGGAAGATCAACTTTAATAAACCCAACATCCAAATTGTCACCACGCATCGAGACAGTAGATTCAAGAACAGTTCCATCTCGCAGTGTGATCTCAAAACGATCTGCCCCATCAACAACATGACCAGCAGTTAGGATGATTCCATCATTAGAAATAAAGCATCCAGAACCTTGCCATGACTGAGGCTCAGCATAGGGATCATCATATCCCATATCCATGTCATTCTCTACGTATGCAGCAATGTGAACAACTGCATCCATTGCTCTCTCTACATTAAGTTGAGGAACAACAGTAACAGGTTCCACTGCTGGCGATAGCTGCTCCGCTGGCTGCGATGCACATCCAACAAGAAAAAGTCCCATCAAAACAATACTACAGAGTTTGCTCGCTGACTCGCTAATAAGTTTACCCATTTTGATTCTCCATCATATTGTTCATCCCCATGAACCCTTCTCTCTGTTGTTGTTGATCTAAGTTTGCCATACGCGATGTAGGGGAAGCACCGCCTGAATCATTCTGTTGACCAGAAGGTTGCATCTGATATGGAACATTATCCAACTGACTAGGAACAGCTGTTCTAAAGTATTGATTAAAACTATCAATACCAGCATAGTCAGCCAACATCTTAGTAACAGTAGGAACATCCAACTGTGCCCCTTGAGCCTGAGCCAAAGGAAGAATCGGAAGTAGCCACTGACTCATGAACTGCATAACCTTAGCATACTGACCTTCAGGTGAAGTACGCTGAGTACTATAAGGTTCAATCTTAAAACAGAAGTCATAGAAGTCACCAACTTTTTCTGCATCACTAAAGACCGCAGGAAACTGACCAACTCCAGGTACTTCTTTAATCACTGGAACATAGACTGATGGATCAGTCCAGAAAGCCCATGCCAACTTTTCCAAAATAGATACTGTCCAGTCTTGGAATCTAGTATAGTAATTGTTTACTACTCGCGTAGCATTGTTGTAAATGATCTGTTCCTGTCCAAGAGTAGGAGCAGAGTTTCCACGACCTCCAAGAACATCAGGATTAGCTCCCTGCTTTGTCATTTCTTGCTGCATGTAGTTTACCCAATCCCAGTTAGAGGTATCCTTAATGCCATTCAAGGAGATGGCTTTCATAGCATTGACATCATCAACCTGAACTGTCCCAAGGTTTGGAGCCTTAGCAAGTTTCTTCATATCCTCAGCAGCATGTGCATTATATGCAATAACATCCTTCTGATTCTCAGCAAGCTCTCGCATCTTATCAATAAGGATATTAACTGTCACATCCATATCATGCCAGTCCCAGGCCGGAGGTCTAGGAGTTGTCTGCTCAGGAAGGAACTTATACCCTAGATAATCATAAGGACCATCACCAGGACCATCCCAATCACGTTCACGTAGAATCTTTGCCTTTTTACCTTTAGGCATAATTGTTACAATCGTTCGCTCATCTCTAAGATAAAGATCAACAAACGTGGTATACTCTCTAAGAGATAGAGTATCCCGATTGAAGTCAGGATTCAATATATCTTTTGGATTCTTAGGAAAAGCAATATTAGAATCAGGTTTAATATAGTCAGCTATCTCATTTCCAAACTTATCTTTGCCAGCAAAGAAGTCTTTAGCATACTCTGTAGGAAGTTGATAAACATCTCCCTCAAAACTAAAGTCTGCTCTCCGCTTAGCACTTGCATCTCCAACATAGTTTGAGTCGTCAATGATTTCAACCCAAGGAGTTCCAAGCTTAATAACTTCATCTTCCAATGAAATTAATCTATCATAATAAAAATCTGTTCGTGCAATAGCTGCACCAAACATAGAATTAATAGCACCAGGAATCAATACATTGTTAGCAAAGTTCATCTTCTGAATAAAGAAGTTTAGAGCTAACTGAGTAGTATAGGCCCAAGGACGAAAGTTTCCAACCCTTGACTCTACTAGAATTCGTGGATCACCCTCTACTAGATAAGGTACAATAGCAGAAATACCACGATCTACTAAATTCAATGTATGATAACGGCCATATCCCTTCAAAGACCAACCAGAATCATCAAGCATAATCAAAGTATTACGCTTCTTCAGTGGTTCTTCCTGAAGTTTCTGCCAAGCATAGGTCAATTCTTGTAGTCTAGCAGGAAAAGACTTTGCTCCATTATAATTATCATAAGATTTCTTAGCCATTAGTAAATAATCTTTCGTTTATTGTAGTTTTTCTGATTTTCTTGCTCTTTCTGTTCTTGAAACCACATAAAAGAACCAAATTTTGCTACCTTTTTATGGCTGACTTGCTTTTTTGACTGATATCTTGAACCAAGAACACACAAAGCAGCCGCAATTACTCTATCACCATGTCGTTTTCTAGCTCCAGACGTAACATCCTGTTCTTCTGAAACGCCAATGTCTCCATTTTCATAGAAAACATAACTTCTAAGTTCATGAAGCAATTCAGAACAGTGAATAATACATCTACGAGCTACAGAACTTCTTAAACTTTCTGATAAAGATGTTCCAAACTCTCCCAACAGTGCCTCTTTGACATTGGGATTAGAATGCCAACCATATTTGTTTTGTTCTTTGCGTGTTTTAGCATCTTCAGTTCGCTGAACATACAGTTTTGTATATCCATTCCATAAAAATCTCTTATGGGCTGTTGATCCAGGCCCATTTGACTCATAGATAACTAAAGCCTCATTGCACCATCGAGCAATAGCAGTAACCATATCGACAAATTTATCAGGTGGAGTATTAGGACAAACCCATGTTCCGACTAATTCCTGAGTATTTACATTATAAATAGCCGCAACTGAGTTTGAATTACCAGTTCCATAGCTTAAATCACATCCAATAACAAAACTATGGTTTGAAAATGGACGAAGATTCTTTAGCGAACCCCACCATTTTAGTCGATTTCTGCCAGTATCCGGCATAAATTTAATATTGTTTCCTACCCTACCATCCAAATCAAAGTTGTAATAAATCTCTCCCTGATAATCATGAGGTTTAATATATTCACCTTTGATTCTTTCCAAAACAATACCATCAAAGAAGCTGTCCTGAGAACCAATTGGAGACATCCAAACATTGCTTATGAAGTCTCGCTTATTTCCTTTTCGTTTTTCTTCTTCTGCGTCATGCCAAGGACTTCTAACGTCTCCTGGAATTGATTCGCATCCATCTGCGACAAACTTTGGCATAGGTCCAGAGTATCCTGTATCATTACAAAACTTGTCCAAGTCTCTAATTCTGAAGGAATCTCTGGTATGTATACATTTAAGATCGGGGTAGTTTGTTCTATAATACTCGACATCCACAATCTCCACAACACTATAATCAGGACTCTTGTATAGCCCTTGATTCTTAACAGGATTTTCCCACCAAGGAAGATTTACTACCTTCGTGCTTCTCTTTTTCAACGCATCATTAAAAGGATGTGATTCACCATACCAGTGTGTTGATCCATAAATAACACAACCAGTTACGTCATGAACTGATCCTTCGATTGACTTAGCAATTCTAGGTTCAACTCGACCAAACTCATCAAGGAACATAAAGGTTGAACGACGACCAGCAGAAAAACTTTCATTGGTTGTCTCACCTTTGATAGTAGAGTTAAACTTAGGACATCTAAGTTGCATCTCTTTGCGTTCTATCTTGCCCATATATTTTTGCATCCACAACGGCATAGTTGACAAAGCATAATCAATCTTAGCCATTAAGGTATATGGATCACCAAGACAGTCTACCAAATCTTTGTTACGTGAGCCAACCACTCCATAAGTATCAGGCTCAAACAAATACAAAGCCGCCATCTTACAGACGATCTCCGTACAACCCTCATCTCGACTCTTGTTAATGCCCATATCACACTGCTCAGTTACACAGTAGTGCATGACATCAACCACTTCTTCCTGCTTCGGTCGAAGAATAAAAGGCCAGTTACGTAGACCAGGACGGCCTCTAGGATTAACTGTCCAAAAACAAGAGTTAAAGGCAATCTTTGGGTCTTTGAGACACATAAGAATAAACCTATCTTGTTCATCTGGATCAGACTCCAGGTAGGTATGTAGTTTCTTACGAAATTCTACATTAGCTTCCAAGTCTTTAGGAATAGAATTAAAAAATGTTTCTGGATTTAAGTCCACTATTGAATAATCTCACTCATAGATTTCTCAAATACAACCTTAACTTTGTTTAAAATCTCAACACAAAGTTTCTCGTCTCCACATTCTCTTGCCGTCTTTGCCATTTGCAAAAGCATATTCGCAAGACCTAAACCTTCAGGACTAATTTGCATTATCTACTATCTCCGAATCAATTGTTTTTGTTTTTGTTACAACTTCAAGAAGACGACCAATCAATCCTTCGATCTGTTTCTCAGTTGCTTCACCTTCCAGATCAAGATTTAGAGAAGATTTCTTTACTTCACTTACTTTCTTGAATAGATCAGGAAGTCTATTTGTTACCAACAATTCAAACAATTTAGCATTTGGCGGTACTTTCTTAATAGTCTTTTTCTGACTCTTAGGAACAAAGTCTGTAGAGACTTCTCCAGTCATAGGATCAAGTTTATTAACAGCTTCATAAGTAGTAGTTACTTCTTCGTACTCATAACCAAATGCTGCTTGCTCTAGTTCCTTAACTAGATTAGCATCTGCTGCTTTGATTCCAGCATCAATTGCATCTTTGTACTCTTCACATGTTTGTCCAGCAGAAATTTTCCAGTTTGATCCCTGATATCCTAGTATCATCCCAATATCGGATTCATCGTATCCTAGCGAAATAAGGTTTTGAATGACAGGAAGATCAGAAAGATCAAACCGACAATTCTTCGGACGCACATAAATTGCAGTCTCTTGTGTTTCCATTAAATAGTCCCATATCCTCTATCAGATTTTAGTGGCCAGTCCAATGTCCTAGACTTTCGTTCAGTTTCGTGATATTCATCAGGCCACTCACCCAAAGTAACAACCACCGGAGACTTCTTCATACATGTTTTACAAAAGGCATAATGACCTTGACGATCATCCCTAGCATAGTAGTGTGAGATGTTGAGATTTCTCCGACAGTTCTTACATCGTTTCTTCATAAGGTTAGACCTCAGTTCCAAAAGCTGTTCCAAAATGTATTATACAAACATGGTTGGAACCATGTTTTGTATTATCTCGATTGTTGCTACATGATCTCTTCGAGATAATACCTTTACGAGTACCTTTATTACTACCTATTTTATAAACCCCTCTACTATATACTGAGAATCTCCAATGAAATCGCTGTTTTTGACTGTTTTATGTCACTATAAAAATTATAAGTCTTTACTATATAAAGAGTAAAAATTTTTTATTTTTTTGTCAATGTCACTAACCTTTTTCCTACAATTTTGTAGATTATACCCCGGTAAGCGGGTAGGGTTTGGAGCTTATCGGACCCAAAAATTTCTCGATTTTTTCAATTTTTTAGCGAACAAAGGTAGTCCGATATCGTATAAAGTATAGTGGTTAGCTGTTGTATCAGCAACTCAAAGCATAAGAATTGCTAACAATCTTTTAGGAGAAAGGAATGGAACGATGAACAAAAATAGTTTAAAAGGAATCTTAAATAAGGAGGGGATGCCAAAGCACATACAAGCGGAATTACTAAAGCTCTGGGATACTATTTTGATGTGGAGTGGTTGTGATGGATTTTACACTATATCAGAAATAGCTGAAAAGCTAGACATTGCTGAATCAACTGTTTATTTTCGTGTAGACAGATTTAAGGAACTTTTTCCAGAAGCTTATAAGAAACTTAAGGAAGATAGAGATGCAATTAAGTCAACAACAAGTAGATTGTATGGACACGGCTTAAGTTCAGTTTCTTACAATCCTGACAAACATGATGATTACGTAATCGAGAAATTCTAATTTGGAGAAGTTTTAATGATTCAAACACAAAAACTCTGTGAATCAGTAGGAATTCATAAGGATGCTTTTAGTATTACATACAGTGATGAAGCAACCCCATTTGTAACTACTATGACTGAAGCACTTAGACAGATAACTCCTGAAACAGTAGAAGATGAAAATATGTTGTTGTATGAGACTGAGATCATGTTTGAGAATCACATCAACATGATGCAACAGGAACTAGACAAGATCAGAAGATTTAGGGCGATGTATTATGGTCCCACTAACCACGAAGCAAATAACACAGATTCGGAAGGAACTGACTCTAGCAAAGATAGCAATACGGACAAAGAATAGAACTCATATAGAAAACATTGAAAGAATATTGAATGAAGCGATCAATAATAAAAACTCCAAATGAACTCGCTGACTGGCTCAGTAAGGTGGGTAAGGTCTTGGCTTTCGACTGGGAAACCACTGGCCTTAATTACCTTAGAATGAAGCCAGTTGGCCTAGCTTTATGTGATGGGAAGAGAACATGCTATGTTGACTTATATGAAAAACAATTTGACTTACGTTATTGTAATGTGCTGGCTTCTGGTTTTAGCGATAAGTTACTGGTGGCTCACAATTACAAGTTTGACTTTAAGTGCAATCATAAGTTCCTGGGAAGAGACTTTAATGACGGGTTTTGCACTTTCGTCGCTGCCTTTATCTGCAACGAGAATTTACAAGCTCACTCATTAGATTTTCTTGCACAGTATCATTTTGGAATGTCCAAGCAGGGCAAGTGGGAAGATTATTCAGATTGGCATTCAGAAGAGTTTGCTTACTATGCTCTCAAGGATGCTGAACTTGCTTATATGCTCTATGAGCTATATTCCAAAGAACTAGAGGAACAGAACCTAGAGTATCTATTCTATGAAGTTGAAATGCCATTTGTTCCTGTAGCAGCAGAAATTGAAATGAACGGAATCCTTGTCGATGTAGATGCTCTAGCTGATTTACAAATATTGGTAGAGAAGAAGCTTAAAAATTGTGAAGACAAAATGCTAAGTATGGTTGGCAAACAGTCCTGGATCGAGACTGGATTATTCGGCCAAGAGTTCCGACATGTTCCGGTTAACTTCAACTCTACACAGCAGTTGGTATGGTGTTTTAAAGAACTAGGATTACCACTGAAAGAAAGGTCTGAATCTGGAGCTTGGTCAGTTTCAGCCACTACTCTAAAGAGATTAAAAGGAGAGCCATTCGTAGATACTCTAGCGGAATACAAGAGATTACAAAAATTGCATAGTTCTTATATTATGCCAATATGGGATATGATAGATGATGATGGACGAATTAGACCAAATGTTGGAATCGTTAAGACAGGACGTACTTCAATGTCTAACCCTAACCTCCAACAGTTGCCAAATGTCAAAGATGCAGCGATTAACTATCGAGCAATATTTACTACAAATGGCATACTTATTGGTGCAGATTACTCAGGCCAGGAGTTAAGAATCTTAGGAGAGATTACTAGAGATGCTAATATTGTTGAAGCATTCC